ATCTTTCGTGCTCCCGGTTGGTGAAAGCAGGCTGACGTTGCCGCCTCGGTCAATATTGACGCTTGAGAGCACGGGGGCAATCCTTCTGGATAACTGGTTAACGTAATCCAGGGTCGGCAGTTGCGTCGCACGGTCAGGTAGCTTGATCCCGAGGCTGTCCGGGGTGTAGGCACTCGTGTCACCGTAAAGATGCGCCATTCTAGCGTTAGTGGCGTGCAGCCCCATCTGGCGCGTTTGATATGCCTGAGGGTCGGTCTGGTAAGCGCTCCTTGCAGCCAGCGCGCTTTCTAGCTGGCTTTCGTAAGGTTGAATCAGCCCCCTAGTGACCGCGTCCTCGTAGGCCATTGTAGGCGCGTTAGCAGCCTGGAACATCTGGCCGGCGAGCTGGGCGCTCGCCTCAGCCTGGGCGCTTTCGGTTGGACTTGGTGGTTGGGGTGCGCTGCCTCCGCCGCTCATAATTTGCTCAGTTTTCCCAGTATACGCTCAAATTGGTGGGCGTTATATCTGCGAGGTGGCCCGAGCTCGATATGGTCCCGGTGCCACATGAAAATTCGGTCGTCCCGGTAAACGTTTCGAGCCTGGATCTGCTGGACGGCTTCAGGGATAAACCGCGGGTGAACCGCACCCCAGACTGAGCATTTGACGTATTTACCCATTGGTCGGTGATGGAATTCAATCCAGTAAGCTTCTGGATCATGAAAGGCTCGGCAGGTTATCACCGATGTCGCTTTTCCACTCAAGGACGTAACACCTAGGATGCCAAGGTCATCGTACCAGGCAAAGTAGGCTCGGAGCTTCGCCATATCCGCGTTTTTCCACGGCTCGTAATACTCTTTCACAAATTGGCAAACTGCGCTTAATTTATCCATCATGTTGCGTCTTTTGCTTCTGCTGTGAAGGCGGCGAAATCGATCGATTGCAACCGCCAATCTCCCGCTCCGCTCAAATTAAACGCCACTTGCTGGCAAACACTGATATCCTGGATATTGATTGTTTGGTACTTGCTTCCCTGGCTATCCAGATCCCACGGTAGATCATGCGGCAACTGGAGCTGGTTGCTGTTAGTAACGATCCCGGTCCGGTAGTTAGGAAGAGTCACGACATCCGCAATTAGATCCAGGTTTACCGGGGAAGTAGAATTCGGGAAACGGAACCTGACCGCGTATGGCGATATCTGGTTAAATGTTGTTCCCGCCGCTTCACTCCATTGAGCCGCTATCGGCGCCGGGGAAAACGCTTTACTTAAAACTGAGCTTTGAATCGGAACGACCCCGCCGCCAACTGCTACATCGTTAAAGAGCGCATCACGTGGCTTAGTCTGGATTGCTAAATTCCCATTGGTAAGACCATGAATTAACTCGGAACCAGCAGACAACCCGTTTGCCGATATTGCCGTCGGATTAGTTGCCATTGAGACAATCTGCAAGGCCGGGGATGATAGAGGAGGCGACAACACAGTTGCTCCGGTCCAGATTCCTTGCCACGAGTTCAAGGCGTTGGAATAAATGAACATGGCGTTCGGCACACTTGAACCGTCCAACGGCACCGACAGGATATAAAGATCCTGCCAGACTTCCGCCCTGGCCGTATTGATCGCACCCCAATTTATCCGCTCGATGTCAGCCGAGATCGGCTGCGAGAGTTTTCCACTCAACCCGACATTGTTTGTTCCGACAAGGCCGGATACCTTAAATACTCCGTTACCGGTCTCAGAAAGGAACAGGGCATCGTTACCGACCTGTTTAAACGTGTTGTGTTCAGCGACGCCAATAACCTCCGATATTCTCTGCTTCGCAAAGTTTACTACCGCCAAGGTCGGATCATTGAAAATCACCCAGAGTTTAGAGTTTTGGCCAACCAGGATTGTCCCTGCGCTTAACCCGTACTGGCATAACCCGGTGATCGGATCGGCGTTATCGTTATTGAGCTTAACCGTGACCGTCGTTGAGTTATTTGACGGGCCGAAGTTCGGCGGTTGACTCGAATCTATATCGCCGAAAACAACGTTATTCGTGCCGGTTGCCGCGTAAATAAGGCGTTGACTTGCCCAGATCGGAAAACTCGCCAGCGGGCTTTGGACCGGCATCGATACCGTGTTCCAGTTGGTTCCGTCCCAGTAAAACAATCCAGCTCCTTGATTGAAAAACATGACGTTATTGGCGCGCGCGGTGTTCAGCGGTCCCAGAGCTGAGCTAAACGGCAGTGCGCTAAAGAGAAGCGTTAACGTGCTGGAGCCAGAGTTCCAGCTCCAGAGCTTTGTTCCATCAGTAACGAGATAAACCCCGTTCCCCAGAAATTTAATGGCTAAGACAGCATTCGCCCCAGTGTTGACGACATTTTTAATTCCTGGACGGCAACGGTTTAAGCCGTCTATACTGGCCAACCGATTGTATTCTGCCTGGGCTTCAGTATCCTGAATTAGATTGCCCGGAATGCCATTGTTTACGCTAACGATAACAGGGCTTGATCTTACCCCCGGCTCGCTGACGCTTGGCAGTTTAAAGAGCGGCATAACCTACCAGTTCCCAGCAGTCCCCCAGTCCCAGATTTGGCCGGGATCATCGGCGACCTTAGGCTGGATTTGCTGGAAGTTTCCCGATTGCGAAAGCTCAGCGTTCTTAGCCTGTAACCATAAGCCTTCGGCGACTTTGGTATCGGCCTGATCGGCATCCGCCTGTTTCTGGCGACCCTTGATTGCTGCGCGCGTGAAATAGTACAACGCTTGAAACAATCCGCTGATTCGCGGGATACTAGAATCATTCTGGATCGGGTCAATCTTGAGTTTGGCGCCTACTCTAAGTCTGAAAGGGCCGTTGTAGGCTGGCCAGATCACAAGAATGGTGTAACGCAAATTCTCGTCGTTGGGCTGCATTATGACGCTGGAACCAACAGCTGGCGTGATTGTGATAGCGGAGGTCGGCGTAACAGATTTCGAGATGTTATGAACCTCTACGTAATTTTTCGCTGTAGAAACTGGGGTTGTGCCAGATATCGAAAATGTCTCGCTCTGCTCGAGGCCGGTTGCATCTCTTCCTTCTACAGTAAGCTGGAATGTTGCCGTGCTGGTTACTGGGGTGAAAGTCAATATCCCTGGTGAAAGTGTTGGAAATCCGCGCGGCACACCGTGATAGTAATAACGCGGTATCTGGGGTGTTGTCGCTGTCAGGAATGCGCTACCGTCATTATGCTCAATCCATCCCCTATCACGCGGCTTAAGCTCGTAAGGGAATGACGCACCTGAGTCCTGTGATCCTTTCACCCATACCACCTTATCGTACCCTAGGGGCAACGCCTGCGTCTGCATGAAACTGACAGAGGTTGAAGTCCCTGGCAATGGAGGAATCAAGACTGGTGCCGCAAGATCAAATTCCATCGGCGGATCGCCCATTGCCTCTTTCCAGTTGTGCGCGTTATAAAGGATCTCGTACCGCATCCGAAGCTGGCTCTTAGCGAATGCGAGCATTGATGCGCCAGTTTCGGAGCAATCAAGGCAAGCAAGTGTTGCGACATCGTTAACCGTCATAGACTACAGTCAATAAAATAATGCCCGGTATAGATGTGGCCGGCTGCGACGGTAAATGTTGCGGCTGATCCAATTAAAGCAATCGCTTTGTCGGAAACGCTTACTGAATTAATTGAAACGTCTGCCGTGGCTAATCTATCGAATAGCTTATTTACGGTTCCACTGTTGTCAGAGTAAATATTTACATTTCCGGCCGACGGAGTGATTCGCAGCGGAACCTTAAAAGGCATAGTCCCGAATGCGGCTATCGTAGTCGCCGCTACCACAATGATTCCAGAGGAATCTGTAGTGCTCCCGGCAAAACTTAGGCGATTGTAGCTTTTCGTTACGTAACGGGAACATTTAAGTTCTGTCTCGGTCACGGATTGATCTGGCCAGAACGGCGTGCAAACCGTGCCAGATTCGTGTTGAAGGAGACTGATATCGAACGTTGCTGCACCAGTGGCAAATAGGTTTAACTGGCTTGCGCTCCCGAGAAAATTGCCGCTTATCCAAGAGTTCTGTGTAGCGCTCTGGAACGTAGACCCGCAAGCCAGCGTGATATCTATCTCGTAACAGAAATCAGATTCGTTTGTTCCCCAGTTGCCGCTACTGTCCGGCATAGTGATGATATTCGGCATCGTAAGTCGCTGCCATACGTTCGGCGTACCTACTGAGAAATCCGCTTTATAACT